AGCGTGATCGGCACACCGAGCGCCCACATGTTGGGCATTATTCGCCGCTGCAACTCATCCTTGTAGAAATCCATCTTCGTCTTGTACCTGTCACCGCCAAGGCGGCTAAAGGCATCGCGATAGAAAGTCTTCAGCGCCCAGAATATGGCCCATTGCTTGACCCATCCCCATTGCCCAGAAACGTCAGCAGAGACTATGATCTGTTGCAGTGAGACTTTCTGGCGGACTGAATTGCCGATGCCAACGTTTAGCACTGCAGCCATGTGGTTTGCTGACAGATCTCCTGAGTTGAGGTAGCCGCCAAAGGCGATGACGAGCTTCATCATCTCATTCGACACCTCCTCTATGGCGCCGCGCAGCAAGCCATTGTTGCCCGTGAGAGTGATGTCGTTCGCAGTAGCGACCGCAGCAACCTCAGAGTCGAGTCTAGAAAGGTCGTCTGGAGTTATGAAGACGCTGTCAGTCCAAAGCATTTTTTCCTCGCTATACTAGTGCGGGACCCGGCCGCAAAGATCGGCTGGGTCCCGCGGTCTGAGGACAGGCACCCGTCGCTTAGTACTCGAGCCAAGAGCGGTAAGTAACCGAACCGCCGGACTCGATGTTGAGCAGGTTCATGCGAAGCTGAGCACTGCCGGTGCCGAGGCGAAGGTCCGGGAAATCCTGCTTCTTGAAGGACTTCACTTTGTCGTAGGACGCGGCAAGGGTTCCCTTGAAACTGATTGCTGGACCGGCGATCGACGCCGTCCAATCGTTGACAGTATCACTGAAGCCGATGCGTACCATCGGAACGGTGGCGGCTACCGCATCCGACATAGCTTGTACCTGAAGTTTGAGGGTCCAGTCACCTGTGATGCCGGAGACATCAATTGCGGTGCCTGTAAATGTTGCAGTCTTCGTGACTGTTGCTTGAACTGGAAGGAGGGTCATTTGCTGTTACCTCTTTTGAACATTGCTAACGAACATCTTGCGCAAACTTAGGCTGATGGGCGCAGCTTATCGCTGTCTATTATGCACGAGCACCTTGGACTTGCGCATGCCCCAAGGAACCTAATCTTTTGAAGCTTCAGACTTTTTCCCGGAGAGTGCGGCCTTTCCTGCCGTAGTGGATCCAATGAGGGCTGGTTCAGCAGCTTCCTTGTTGTCGACCACGACAATGTATTGCCGCTTGTTCTTCTGCTCCGCTATCGTATTCTTCCGGTTTTCATCCTGCTGATGGTCAAGGAAGTTGTCAATCTCTTCTTGGGTGGCTTCCTTGTGCGTGCCATCAGTAATGACGCGAGCGGCATTCCTACAAGATGCACTTAGCGTGCTTCCGGGGGTTGAGTTTCGCTCGCGGTGGAACATTGACGTCACGTAGACTATGCCGTCCGGGTGCCTTCGCTCCAGGTCGGCCATTGTCTTCCGCATGTCGTCGTAGTACGTCTTCAAATCCATTTCATTCTCCTTGCGGTGGGACCGAGAGATTCGAGTGAGGCCGCCCGATCCCCGCAATTTTCGTGTTCGATCTAGGACAGGACCTGCAGGCCGTAGATGTTCCGCAGGACGGCGACCCCGTAGAGGCAGTCGACGGTGAATTGCTGGGCCAGAGTGTTCGGCGCGTAGCTCAGCACGACGCGCATTCCAAAGTTGCCCATGCTTGCATATTCCGCGACGGCGCCGGTATTCGGCAACGGCTTGGGAAGCATGCGCATGACGAGTGCAAACGCGTCGCGGGCAAATGCCAGGTTGTAGGTCGTGGTGGCAACCTTCTGGACGTACTGACTGCGGATGACATAGAAGTTCTTCAGGCGACCGACGATGCCGCTAGGAACAACGCTGGCAAATTCCGGAGAAACTTTGTCTTCGGAAAAGCGCTGGATCTGGCGGATGTCGGAATACGTCGAGCCGGTCGTCACCAGGAACTTGGGCAGGGAGTCGGGGACCTTGGCAGTGAACAGGGCTGTTTCTGCACTGTCGACGACGGACTCCGTGATGGTCGTGTTGGCCGTACCTACAGCCGTGTTGGCTGTCAGGTTCAGGTACAACTGAGTCAAGTCCTGCTCGATGCGTTCCGCGAGCGAGATGATCGCGGGCATCATATACATGTTCAGCAGGTCAGGATGCGCAAGGATGCGCGTCACATCCGGAATCTGGAACGAGGATTCCGCATGCGTGTTGATCACGACCTGAGCGTTGCCCAGAGAAGGATTCTGCGGGGTGACGCTTCCACCTTCACTGATGTTGTTGGCCGCCATGATCGGCGGGATTGGGATGTTGACCGTCACGTATGTTGCGACCGGGATCGCTACTCCCGACCTTCTGCGACTTTCGTTCGCAGGTCAGACTATATCATCATCCAAGTTTCCTTGGAGCCTCGCGCTTCCGACCGCTTGGTCGTACTCCCTTACGGGATAGTCGTTGGACCTTCCTGTTTCCAGGCTTGGCTGCTGATTACCATGCTCTTCCCAAGAGTGTAGGCTTCCCAGCAATTCACGAGGTTTTCTTGGACCCAATTGCTTGAGTCCGGCGACTGGGTTTGTTAATCGCCTTGGTTGGCCAGGTCGGCTTCGTAAGATCGGTTAATCAAGTTCCCCATCACTAGATTACCAACCAAAGCCGGCAATGCGTCGGCTGCTACGAGTTTGACGATGGCTTCTGCGACATTGGCAGAGGTGATAGTTGCCATGCTTACTTCTCCTTTTTCATTGAACAGCGCCCGCACTAATGCGAACACCTGCCACTTTCGCTACCTTAGACATATACGGTTGGCGGGTAGGTTGAGCAAATATCTGGTCAACCTTCGCCTTCTTCCTATCGAGCCACACCGTGGCATCGGTGTACAGGACAGACAAGAGCTTGATTGCTTGCTGGCAGCCAAAACCTACAGAATAGCATCGATCTTTATTTGCTGAAATTTTTGGCCGCAGCCCCAAACTCACACAGAACTCAGAAAATTGCATTATGAAAGAAAAACTGCTAGATGACAAAAAAACTTGCGGTTGTGCATACCGTTTCGAAATTGTAACAGTACCATCGCCGTCTACTGCTCCACGCCAAAAGTGTGGTGATGCTGCGAGTCTCTCTGAAACCCTTAGTGTTAAAGATTTTTTAGGCGTGATACCGTTGCTGATCAAAAATTCGCCTATTATTCTATTCCTAAAGCCAATTTGAGCAGCCTTGCATCGGCCCCAAGCATTAGTACGGTCGAGAAGCACAACAGCATGCTCAGACTTTACAAAAGCGCGAAACTTATAAACGTGCTCAATATCAATTGTACCGTACTGAATCATCGGGGTAAGTGCCGAACCGTAAAGTCCGACACAGCCATCCGTGGCAAGGATTCCGCACCAGTAGTCAGACTCAGGAGAGCAAGACAAGAACGCCTGCTCATCGATGTATTTCGCCTTAGGTCCCCTGAGTCCCATTGTCATGCTCTCTACTGCGGCGCCAATGCTGCTGCAATCGACTCCACTACCGACGCACGATCCTCGGCCTTCATGCCGACCTTGATCATGTTCGTGTCGGCCTTAGCCCCGAAATGGGTGGTGGCCGTACTGGAAGACGCTCCCGACCCGCTGGCCCCTGAAGCCTTGAAGAGGTACCCATGCTCCTTCTCAAGAAAATCCTTCGTGAAGGCCTGAACCGGGAAGTTCTCCCCATTGCTTTCTGCGACTAGAGCGCCGTCATCGAGGCGCCGCACGTGCGGCGAGACGATGGAGAACGCGGTGTCGGCTGCCTTCTCATTGACGAACGGCAGCCCATTGAGTGCGGTTCTTATTACGGAATGGCGATCGGTTTCTTCGGCCCTTCTCTCAGCTTTTTCCTTGTCAGCTTGCAGCTGGGCAATCGTGCCGCCCTGCGCCTTGACCGTGTCTGTGAGCGTCCTCAACTGGGCATTGACCTCGGGAGATCTCCCTCCGTCGCCACCGGTCCCACCAGAACCGCCAGCAGGTGGAGTTACTCCACCGCCGCCGGAAGTGAGCTTGCTGAGCGCTTCGTTGATCGTGGTCAAACTTGCATTGAGCGGATCGAGCTGAGTTTTGATGGCGTCCCCGAGGCCAGTCTTCTTGAATTCGTCGAATTTGACACTCAGTCTAGTTTCAAGGTTCTTGTTGACTTCTGCCATGACCTGCTCAAGAGTGAGCGGGGCCTGGCTTCCATCAGCGCCCTTACCACCATTTTGATTCAAGACGGACATGTTGAGACTCCTTACTCCACACTTCTATTGTACACCGCTTTGGGCGCGCGGTGAACAACTATTTTGCCGAACTTTACGGGTTATTCGCGCCGACCGCTACGAGAATCTGAGCAATGGTCGGTTGCGATGAAACGTCAGAATCAGACCCCATGCCTAGAGCAGGCGTAACACCAGGAGTAGTGGTTGCATTGCCCCAGTTTACCCGATCCAGGAATTCCTGGACCTGCCTGATCTGGTACGGGCACAGCGCGCTGAGCTGCGTCGACGCTAGTGTCGTAAACGCGGCAGTAGTCAAACGAGTATACGGAACTTGCGACATTGATAAGTCTCCTTCTGCGAACGTTAAGCTTGCTTGATTGTTGGACCGTTGCCGCCGCGTCCTGGCGGCATCTGACTTGCGGAAGTTCTACTGGTCAGAGCGGTCCGCATCGTCTGCTTTGCAACATCGGTCCTTTGCTGCAATTCCTTCTTCTCGCGCTCCTCCATCGTGGGACCAGCCTCAATCTCGTCGTACACAACCTTGAGGTCCTTCCTGTTTGCATCCGGCATCCAGGATTTCGCGACCTTCTTGTAAATGAACTTCTCAAAGGTCTCTGATGGAATGCGCAACTGCAAGAGGGACGTGACGGAGAAGACCTCCTCAGTAGTCATGTCTTCTTGGAAGCTGAACCCACGAACGTCTGGCTCTACCGTTGCTTCTTTGCGGGCATCCCTAACATCGCAAAGTACGTCCTGCATGTGTCGGCGAAGGTCGTCACCCATACCGGCAAGAATCTGCTTTGCTGGCATCATGTCGAGGATCTTGCTGCGCCCGGACTGCATTGCCGGGGTCGCCTTCGAGCTGCGCCCCTGTGACTGCAAGTTCATCGACCTGAAACACTCCTCGCGCAATGACTCAACGCGCCTTGCTGACTGCACAAAGCTCTTGCCCTCGGGTTCCGACCACTGGTACGTTGTTCCAGCAGGAAACTGCAGGTAGCCAGTCTCAGTGTACGTCATGCTGCTCGGATCGACGTCGCCAATGATGATCGGAATAGCAAGGTTCGACATGAAGAGTGACCAAGCAAGAGTGTTGTCCTGGTTGAGGTGATCTACCAAGAGCAGGTAAGCTCGGTTGGCAAGCCACAAACCTTCACTAAGCGTGATGCGCCTGAGTGGTAGTCTGTCCACGTGCGCAAGTGAGTGTTGCCCGCCCCTAAGGAACTTGGCCATCCGCCCCTCGCTATTGCTGGCGACGCGGACCTCTTCCTCTAAAGTTCGACGATCCTCGTAGACCTGGTATGACTTACGATCGTAGTAATACCAAGTGCTGACAATTTCTGGCTTCTTCAAGAACTCTTGCTTTTGAACCTCGGTCTTGACGATCGCCCAGACGAGCTTGCCCATCGTGTCGACTTGCCAGTTGATAACGTTCAAAGGAGTGAAGCAAGCGACATGCGGATCGCGGAGACCCATTTGCTTCTCCTGCTCCATTGTCTCGGGAGCTTTCTCACCTTCGCCAAGTGCCCTCAAGTCTGTCAAGACCCACCCAGCACCGAATGTCAGGAGAATCTGAAAAGTTTTCTTGAAGAAGTCCACGAACGTCGTGCCATTGCCGTCGCAATTTTCCAAGAATTTCGTGTATGGCTCATCTCCGCTCTTGCCATTGAAAAAGATCTCTGGGGAAATGTCGAACATTGCCGCACCATACCAGCCGAGACCCGTGCCAAGGATGTTCTGGTATGTGAAGCGATCCATGCGCGCAGCGTAGACCTCCTCATCTTCTCTCGGGCGCTTCTTGAGGAGTCGCTCGCAGCGCATCTTGAGTGCGGCACCACCCTCGTACATCAGGGACAGATCAATCCACGCCTCAGAACGGGCAGAGTACTCTGGATGCTTGAGATCGAGCAGCGCAACAGCAACTCGGCCAGGTTCCACTTGCAAGGGAGGAGCTACGTACGTCGCATCACGAGTTGGAAATGTTACTATCGGGCTGAGGCCCGGCACGCCAGTACTGCCCATTACTTCATCCCCTCGACTGGCTCTTCAATGTCGATCTTGTTAGCAATAGACCCTAGTGAGACGTTGTCGTAGTACTCTACTTGATCATGCATGTAGCACAAGGTCTCCCGCATGTCAGTCCTGAATTGCTTCTCTGGGATCTTGATCTCATTCAGGGAATGATATGCCTGGTTGAAAGCGCTCCATGGTTCGTCGCCAATGCCCATGGCACAGGCGATCAGACCCGTGCCAGAGGAATGCACGAGAGCACCATCTTCCTCCATTACCTCATAGAAGTAGAACAGCCCAGCATTCTGGTCAGTCAAGCCACGAATTGGAATGCCGACGTTTGGACGAACAAGTTGAACGTGCTCAGGTTTTTCTGGTTCCAGAGGGTATGGCGGAATGCTTAGTCGAACGCCGACGGCAAACTTATCATTCATCGGCATGCGGCTCGCCTGCCCGCGAGCAACATCAGAGAAGTATTTCCCGATGCTGTCATTCATCAGGAAAAACTGTGTAGGAGTAGCGTCGTAACCGAAGCGAGGAGTCCATTCAAGGCCATAAACGCCAGTGTCATTGACCACAGCATTAAGGTCGATAGGACCGACGTGCCCGGCCTTTGCACAAGCAGCCTCTACCCTTGCCACGCCACTGTTGATGATCCTGCATGGTCCGTCCTCAATCCAGAGGATATTTCCGGAGCAACCTGTGGCCGGCCCGTTGTTGCCGTCCATAAAAGCTTTGACCTCAAGCGTATGGTTCCCAGGCCTAAGGAACTTCGTGCCATCGCACCACATCTCTGAACTGACGACCACACCCTCGACGAACTCCTGCAGGACGAAAGAGTCAATGTCCTTGGAGTAGTTCTTCTCGACATACTTGAGGTATTCCTCGAGGTCTCCGCGGTCAATCGAGACGTACGTGAGATGGCACGGGAGTCCCTTGCCACTCGGCTTGAAAACGAAACGGCGCTCGCAACCGTCCTCGTCTTTACCATTCTCATCAAGAAAACTTTCGACATCCTTGAAGTCGTCAAATTCGGTGGTGAACGGGACCTTGATGCCAGCCTCCTCCATGATGTCGAAACCAAATTGGCGATCTTGTTCCAATTTGTCAGCAAAGGACGACCCACCAACGATCGGCACGCCAGACTTTTTCAGCTTGTCGGCAATGGCGCCAAAGCCGCTGAAGTCAAAGATGACGACCTCGTCGGGCCGCGGGTCGATCTTCTTCGCCTTGGGCAGGAGACCGTCCCAGACATTCTTGTAGCCGGGTTCCTTGATGTAGAGTCGGCAATCGTTGCCTTCATCTTGAATGAATTTCAAGATTCCGGAACCTTCTCCACAATTTGAACACATTAAGAAGCGGATAGACACCTCCCAGACTCACGCCATCCTTTTAGCTTTGTAAAGCGACAAGCTTTACATTGCCTAGCACCACTAGGAGCAATGTACGTGTTCTTATCATTGAATTCGTGCCCATTCTTGCAGTGTGTCTTGCGAGCATTAGCTGTATTAGCACGTCTTTCAGCCGTATGCTTTTTCCCGGTTAGTCCGCGACTAATAGCGTTACGATGTTCTTCTGAAAATGTTTTGTTCGCCCATGGGCCAATTCGCGTCGCTGGATCCTGCTTCTTAGCTGCCTCAGACATTTTCTTCCTTACTTCTGGAGTAAGTGCTGCCTTTGTCGCGGCAGAAATCTTCTCTCTTACAGAAGTAGTCATCGCAGCACGAACTGATCTGGACAAATTTGCTCTTGCTTCAGGGGTTAGTGGACCGCCATCACCACCAACAGTCATATTGTAGCCAACGCGCGGATTAGTCGAACCGTGGCAAGCAATCTGCAAACGTTCAAGAGCATTGAGTTCCTCTGGAGTGTTAGTCACGCCAAGTTCTTTTATAGAAAAAGCTTCATTACCATATTTACGTATTGCAGAATAAAGAACCATTCCCTTGAACCCACGCTTAGCCCAATACAAATGAGTGCGCCACCGCTCCTTAAGCGTATGCACCGTCTTCCCAACGTATACCTTGCCGTTGACATTGTTCGTTATTAAGTAAACAACGCCCATGGCTACTCTTTCTCCTTGAATAGTCCGTCCACCCTCTCACTGTAAACTTTCCAAGGAACGCCCAGTTGAAGTGCCACAAATCTTTCAACGACGTCAGCCGCAGCATGCTGCTCAAAATATGGCGCTGCATGATCTTCCCCAGGTTCGTCCTCACTGAGGTCATGATCTTTATTGAAAGCGATGTCGAACTTGTCCACCTCGGCCTGAGTCACACCGTGAGCTTTACAAAGCACAGCCTCTACTGCTTCGTGCAACCCTATCAGCAAGGCGTCATTCTTGACGCCAGTATCTGAAACACTGATATTGATCGAGCCATCCTTGCCGATTTCCCAATCGCCAGCAGTTTCGTAGCGTTGCTCCGCGTGCTCGACAAGCTCAATCTTGAGTAGTAACTTCCTCACGATTTATTGCTCCCATCGAGTTCCTGCAAGATCTCGGGATCTGAAGTTTCCTGAACATATTTCTCGACCAATATCTCTCGCTCCAGAAGCACTGCAAGTTTCTTCGCTCCCATGACCTGCTCTTCCTTGTGCCTCCAACCCGCCGCACCCTCGATGTTCAAGGCATGCAAGAACACAACATCAGTGATGAAGCCCCTGTCCTCGATGACAATCGTCTTGTACTCGTATGCTTTCTTCATTGTGACAGGCCCTAGTCCACGCCGTATCCGACGTATGGCCCCTTGCCGTTAGTGCCAGAGTCGATCTGAAAGTTTCTCAGATCCAGCTGATTTCCGCCTGGCGCCGTCAGCATGATAGGATTTGCATTAGGGCTTGCCATCGCAGCAAGGATGTTGCCTGCTACATCCTTAACGTAAACGAAAGATGTTCCGTCAGCAGGATCATATGTGATCAAAAGAGTGTTTACCTTCAAGGCCACTAGTGACAGGGGGACGGGTGTACCCGACGCCACGACGGCCATCTTTCCCATACCAGTCCATTGCATAAAGAACCTCCAAAATCATACTGCGGGAGGGATCGCACGACCGCACAACCGCACGATCCCAGCCCCCGCCCTCGGTCCGGCCTCACAGACCGAAGATCGAGTCCTACTGGACAATACCTTTTCTTCCTCCGGCCTTGCCACGGAGACTGAACAAATATTCAATGGCATATCCTACGGCATCACTAATGTGTGTCCTATTTTTGTCCGTCTTGTCTAGTAAGCCGGTAGTGTTGCCGCTGGAGTCCTGCTGCCACTTTACCTTCTTGAAATCTTTTACCAACTCGCGACACTTGACATCGTCTACGAATAGGCGCACAGTGCCGTCTGCGGACTTAAACATCGTGTTGACCGCGTTGATGCGGTCCTTAATCATCGGGTTGGCATTGCGGCGCACGAAGCGCGTGTGAATGCTGGGGTTGAGTGCAAAGTACTCGGCGACTATCTGCCAGTTGGTTTTGCTGCTGTTTGGCGAGCGTTGAGTCCCGGCGGCATCTCCGTAGACCTCAACATTCAACTCATATCCCCACTGATATTTGACCAGTTCTAAGAGAAGTTTCTCCATCATCAGCGCAGTATTGCTGTCTTGAAGAACTAGCTCTTCCAAAACTTCCAACCGCTCTGTCAACCTCATCCCGACGCCGCGATCATACTGTCCAATGACCGTACTCATAGGATTCACGTTGAAATCCATACTGACGAAGAGCTGCATCCGCTCGTCCCTTACTAGAGGTTTACAGTTTGCACGCTCATCGAATTGGTAGTAAACGTTGCCATCGTCAGCTTGATCACCTGGGCGCTGCTGGTACAAAGAAAACCAATCGCGGAGACTTGTGCTCCTAAACAGGGAAAGATCTCGCTCCGTAAACCTGTCAGGGCACAGAGCCTCACCGCGCTTACGCCCCAAAAGATCTCTCCACTCTGGATTTTCTGCTTCAGCAAGCTGATCTCTGATAGATTTTGAGCGAGCAGCTGAAGCATTGGCGCCCAGCGCACCCAGGCGCAGGTCATTTACCTTCACACCAAACTTACGGTAGTACTGCTCAGCCTCTGGTTCAGCACAAGCCGGAAATACGAATACTTCCCACTGCTCGCGCTCACCCTTGTCATTGGAAAATTTTGGGTCGATGAGGCGCCCGATGAGGTCGTCGCTGTGCCACCTTGTGGCCATGATGATCACGGCTGGCTGGACTTTTTCCCCTGTATTTGGATCTATTGAAGGCTCAAGGCGCGTGCGAGCAGTTGACGTCCACCAGTCCCAAGCTTTATCTCGCATGGTTAGGGAGTTTGCTTCCTCACTATTCTTAACAGGATCGTCAATGATCAACACATTTGAGCCTTTGCCGGTGAGCGGACCGCCAACTCCAGCGCAGATCATCGCACCGTCGTGCTCAGTCTCCCAATAGTGCATTGCGGGATTTTTTGATTTGAAGCGAAGATTGAGTAGGTCTTGGTTTTCTGCTACGATGTCCCTTGCCTTACCTCCCCACTTTGCCGCAAAATCAGCCTCATAAGAAGCGACAACGATTTTGCGGTAGTCAAAGTTTTCAAGGTACCAAACAGGAAACCACTTTGATACCAGCTCACTTTTGCCGTGGCGCGGACTACGGGGGCATGCAAACTATTAGCCGCGGGCATCGCCCCATGGCGACATCCACCAGCTTACGAGAAAGGAGTTGAACATAGTGCCAAGCTTGATAGCGACCTTGCGACAGTCGCATAGCCATTGATGCTGGCGTCATCTTCCACATGATGCCAGCAAAAATAGGATCAGATAATGCTGCTTGGGTAACTGGACCTAACTCAATTTGCATGCCCCTGCGTCCTCCTTAGCGGTTACGCCGTCCAATCGTATTCGGCCACTAACTCACTGGTTGAACACTGCGAAACGACGAGCACTAAGCAGGTTTTCCAGGAACACCCTTGACTTCCTTCACGGGAACTTCATTGAGTGGAAGTGGATGACTGATGGTGCCTACTGGCAACTCTCCAGGCTTTCCAGGAACCTCGTTGTGTGGAAATGGCTGCGCTATGGTGGTGCCAGGCAAGACGCGAGTCGACTGATCATGTGGGATTGCGCCACCCGGCAAAGCATGGGCAAAGGGGTCATGTGCAGCCGTACCGCCCGGCAAGGCATGGGTTGGCGAATCGTACGGGTTTGCGCCATGAGGCTCTCCCCTCGTCATGTACTGATGTTCGGCATCGCTGACATTGGCGAGGAACGTCGACGCCTTCTGCTGGTCGATCGTGTCACCGTGCTTTTGTATGTACATCAGTACGAAACGGACGAACTCTTCCTGTGTCATCGAATAATTCTCCCTTACTGAATTGTTCCCTCACCCATGTCAGTCTCAAGGATGGATTCAGCCGCTGCAAGACTGAGCCGTTGCGCCGCATCAGCAAGTTCGGGGTTCTCGAGGACGCGCCGAAGCAAAGCAGTTTGAGATTCTGCCGTCACGTTGGATGTGATCTCGCCCTCGACTGTGACATTGGAAAGTTTGGGATACATGTACGGCAGCAGTGTTTCTGCAATCTTGAGCTTGGTGTCCTGGTTGACGTTGCTGTCCTGTGCACACATGACGAGCACCGTCAGCGGGTCATAGTTGAGCGACTGCATCGCATCTTTTGCTGCGATTCGAACATTTTTCCTAAGTGCCATTGGTGCTCGACCTTTCCTACAATCCATTTTACCACGAATGTCAACCACAGTACAAGGAAATTTTGCTGAACTGTGCAATCGTCGTGTATCTTTAATGTATACGTGCGAGACGCGGGCCAGCGCCCGTGCACGCGTAGCAACAATTGTATGTACACCCAGGCACACGCGGAAGTATAATAAGGTCAGAGGGCAAAATGCCAAAACTAAAAAACATCTTGCTGGTGTGCTTTTTTACGGGGGCTGCTGGTCTGCTGGCACAGCAGCCAGCGCCGAGTTCACCTTCCACGACCGTCAGTGACACGCTGCTAGACCTGTCGTGCCAACCATTCATAGGAACGATATCACTCGTGCTGAACTCGTCCGACTATCGGTCGTCAAAGACGCTCAGCGTGGCGGCCGGCAGCTTCAGCGTCACGCTCTATCCTGGCACGTACTCAGCCACCTTGTCCTCGACAACTTTCGGAACGACGAAGCGGGAGACGTGGACCGTCCCAAATTCAGGCACAACACAGACGCTTGCAAATGTTGGAAGTCCGTCGGCAGGCATAGCATGTCCTGCGTCGCTGCCGCCAAGCGGCGCAGCGAGCGGAGACCTGAGTGGGACTTTTCCTGCACCTACAGTTGTGAAGGTAAATGGTACAGCACTTCCAACGTCGACTAATATTGTTGGGACAAATGCATCTGGTCAGATAGTCGCTCAACCCAATGTCAACGGCATAACGCAAGTCGCTAGCAATCCCGCTACATGCGCTCCAGGCACGACGGCAGACGTCTACAACACTACCAACAGCACTCGCTACTATTGCTCGGGGACCAACACTTGGTCCGTTGGTCAAAGTATGGGAGGCACACTAGTGGTGGGGGCAACGTTGCCTCCAGGACTACCCGCAGGATCGCTGATTACGGGCGCTGCTGTGGTGTCGAGTCTGGCGATGACCGCGTATGGCCCTATCTTCACCACGCCATCCCTAGCCAGTAATCTGGTCGCATCCGATTCATTCACTGATGCGGACAACACCGCCATCGCTGCGCACACAATGACGCTTGGCCAGGGTTGGACATTATCCTCTGGCGCTGGACAAATACTGAGCAACCGATTAGTCGCCACCAGTTCAAGTGTCACCGCAACAACGGACGCAATGGTTTCGGACCTAACCGTTAGCGCAAATATTACGGCTGGCTCAAGTTCAAATGCGCATATTCAAGTGCGCTTTCAAGACACTAGTAACTATATTAGTTGCTACCTGACGAGCGATGGCTATGTTAACCTGAGGAAGTTTGTTGGTGGAGTCGGTACTACATTTTCTTCAGAATTGCTGTCTCCAGCCTTAGTCGGCGGGCAAACGTATGCCGTTTCGTTATCGGCATTTGGCCCTTGGCTCTCATGTAGTGTTGCGGGGCGTGTCTATGGTTATGCCTATGATTCAACATTTCTGACCTTAACCAAGGTTGGATTTTATACCGGGGCCACTACTTGGGCATTCGATGATTTGTCCGTATCTCCAATTGCCGTGGTTCCAACCGTTCCCGGTTATCCGTCAAGCGTGACGGCGACCAATGCGGCCAGCCCGCTCGTTACCCCAAGCTATGACGGTAACGGGCAGTGTATGCACCCATCCGTCGTTTACGTTGCGGCGGGGTGGGGCTGGAACTCCAGCAAATACTGGATGGCGTGTACGATGTTCACGGGCGGAAGTTCAGCCTTGGAAAACCCGCAGATATTTGCGAGTGCAGACGGTAGTACCTGGGTGGTTCCAACTGGATTCACGAATCCACTAGCGCCAAAACCTACACCAACTGCCGGGTACAATTCAGACACAGAGCTAAGGTTAGGGCCAGACAATATCTTATATTGTTTCTACCGCGAGGTTGGGACTGGAAACATAGAAATTATCCGATATAAGACTACATCAGATGGGGTAACGTGGAGTGGCGCGAAAACGCTACTTAGCGGAACACAGCTAACCTCTCCGACTATTCTATGGGATGGGCAGTGGCGCATGTGGAGCGTTGATCTTAGCGTTACTGGAGGCAACATAATTGTCTACCGGACTGCAAATACACTAACTGGCCTTGCAACGGCACGGCCGGTTTGGTGCCATTTTGACAAGCTGCCGCCTGGGGCATTACCCAATCTGTGGCATCTCTACGTGATCCGTGACGGAAATAAGTACGCAGCCATTCCGATGACAATTGGCACAGGTAGTAACTACGCACTTAATTTTGCGGTGTCTTATGACGGCATCTATTGGGCGACCAGTGCTGCTCCGTTCTTGCAAAAAACAGCGGCGGGGCACTGGGATGACACCGAGTTGTATAGATCCTCCATCCTGCCCATTGCTGGTGGGTACGATTTGTTCTACTCGGCTGAGAATTCATCGAGCGTCTGGCATATCGGGCGCACGACGATCAACGTCACACCATAGGCACTCTTTTTGTGCGACTGTGGTGCCTGAACATGTTTGACAAGGACCACATAGATGCGCAAACTTGTGCAAGTGCTCTCAAGTGAAGATCCGCAACACAGTGCAGAGGAAATTGACTGCAAAGTGATAGCCGTTACGAGAGATCGCCCAGAGCTTACTATGCAAGAACTACTGTGCGGCGAGAGAAACTTCTCAGGACATATCAGAGCTGATGGGTACGTCGGTTGGTTCGACGGCCGCGGCGGCGCCTCGCAAGACTGCGTCAGAAGGATCTGTCTCAAAATGTGCTGCAGTCCGACAACAGTACTAGCAAGCATTTTAGAAAACAATGCTGATGCAATGTGCCAATCGTAGAAACAATTGTGTGTAATTGTGCATGCAGATGTAATATAATAGATTAGGAGATGTTATGAAAACACGATCTCGTTTACAGCTCGCAGCTCTGATTTTGGCACTCGTCTCGCTGGTCATTCCGACAGTCGGCTGTTCGGCCTCCAACGTCTCGATAGCAACCTATATCTCACTGGCAGTCAACGCCGGAAGCAAGATTCTTTCCGTTCTCGGCGTTTTAACGCCGCAAATGGGAGACTTCGTCACGCAAGGTGAAACATGGCTTGCCTTCACAACCACGGAACTAGCAACAACCGACACGAATGTTGTGAAAGTGCTTAAGATCACGCAAGAATTCAACACAATTGCGCAGCCAGACCTCAGCCTCGCTGGGCCAATGGCGCAGGTCGTCGGCCTCGCTTTCTCTGTTGCGCTGAGTGCGGTTCTGGCGGCTGTTCAAGCCAGTGCGGCAAATCAACCGGCGGTACTAGCTGCTGCTAAACACGGAGTCAAGAACTTCCAAGACACGACCGTTGTCATGCCGGACGCACAAGAACTGAAAGCACTCACGGCACTGCACAACAAAGCGCTAGCCGTCGTGGCAAAAGTCAAAAAGCAGCAAGTGGGGAAGTAAAGGCAATGCAGCACATCTTTAAGCATGGCTGGAATCGCCAGCCTCACGACTCGCGGGATCGCAAACTAGCGGTTCCGCAGACCGTAGATGTTGAGACTGTCATGCTCGTCAAGGGCATGCCACCCGTCATGGACCAAGGACAGCTTGGCAGTTGCACCGCACATGGCAGTCTTGCTGCGTTCGAATTTTGCAATTTCGAACCTGGCCTTGCAACAGAAGCCCTGTCGCGCCTTCAGGTATACTACGACACTAGGGTACTTGGCGGCAACAGCCCGGAAGATGACAGCGGCGGAACAATCCGTGATGCTGTCAAAGTACTCGCCACAATTGGCGCCATACCAGAGAAACTATGGCCGTACGACGAGGGCAAATTCGCGACAAAGCCACCAGCCAGTGCTTACGCTGCAGCTAGCAAGTGGGAAGCAACAGAGTATAAGGCGGTAAGCGAAACTGTTCTCGGCATCAAAAGTGCCCTCTCACTCGGGTTGCCAGTTATTTTTGGCTTTGACGTAAGCAGCAACTTCATGGACATAGGTTCGAATGGAGTCGTGCCTGAGCCAGGGGGCGATTACGATGGCGGGCACTGCACTTGCGCGATTGGCTTCACCGACCATGATTACGTCGACCCAGTGCTTGGCCTGATACCGGCGAACAACTTGGTCGTCCGCAATTCTTGGGGTACTGATTGGGGGCGCAAGGGATACTTCCTAATGTCTTACGACATTTTGGCAGCATGCAATGCAAGTGATTTTTGGACAATCTCAGAAACGAAAGGCACGCGGTCATGAATTCTTTTACCATTGAAGGCATATCACAAGATCAAATTGACAGCTTGATTGGAAAACTCCAAGCTGATGCAAGTGTGTCATCGACAGAACCGAACAAGTGGACAATCACTGGTCACGGAATAGCATCTTCCGCAAGCTATGACCCGGCAACTGAGGTGCTGACAGTCGTCGTCGAGAGCAAGCCATTCTTCATCAGTCTGGCAACCATCGAATCCACACTGAGGAAGAACCTATGACTATTCACCACGCAGGTGTGGGCCGCAAGCACGTGGCTTGGTTAGAAGTCAACGGCGAGCGCACTTGGGAGGCGGAAGGCACGACGGAAGCAAACGCCATATTCAACCTCCTCTACGCACTCACACAGCGTGACGACCCAAAAGCCAAGCCAGCGTTCAAAATTGTGGAGCACTGAGATGCAGGACACGATCCTAGCCAATCAGATCGGAGTCTCAGCTTTGATGGTGTATGCCCTAGAGGCCGTAAAGAAAGCACCGTGGTTTCCGTGGATCACGGCGCACACCGACAACCTCAATAGGGCGATAGCTTTCACTGTAGCCTTCCTAACGTCGATAGGTTTCAGCATCAACATCAGCGGAAATTGGCAAACTGGAGGAACACTCTTGGTATCTCTGCCGTCAGCTGGCGTGCTGATATCGGTGCTCATGCACTCGATGACGCAAGCAGGCATCCAAGAAGCTTTCTACCAGACAGTTGTAAAGAAAGAGACCAAGGCAAGCGAAAATAAAGCGCTGTCTACAGATACTGCTACGGTAACAAACAATTGCAAGACCACAGGATAACTTGGCAAGAAAACTGAAATATGCCACTTACTGACACAGGCCTGCATGCTCCTCCACTCTACGAATCATTTGAACCGCCAGTCGTCGGCGGATCTTATGCAGACCCGGTGTTTGGGTCTACGGTGAAACGACTCTCCAATGCGCTCAATACTCACAGTGCTGACGGCAGCGGCAACAACCTGACGTGGATCACCGATGAGTATCCTACGGCATGCCCGTGGAACAGCGACAACTCACTACTCCTACTCGTACATCAGAGTTACTTTGCACTGTACGGCAGCTCTGGCTTGTACCTGCGCGACCTTCCAATGGAGATCAATGCGTCGAGTCAGCCACGCTGGTCTAGGGCCAACAACCACACGTTTTACTACATTAAAGGAAATCAACTCAAAGCATTCGACGTCACAGCCAGTGCGACGAGTATTGTGCGCACATTCAGTGAGTATACCTCAATTGACGGTTGCGGCGAGAGTGACATCAGCCTCGATGGCGACCACATGGTATTTGCCGGAGACAAACGCTTCATCTTCGTGTACTGCATTAAGATGGACGCGGTCCTGCCAGCATTCGACACAGCAAGCAATCCATTTGACAGTCTCTACTTGACTCCCAAGAACAATGTACTGATACAGTGGATCAACAAGAGTCCTAACTGGAATGCGTCTGGTAGACCTGGTTTCCTTGGCATCGAGCTATTCGACTCATCCATGCACTTCATACAGCAAGTATTTCGCTGCAACGGCCACAAGGACGTCATGCTCGACACCGGCGGTTCCGAAATCTTGGTCATCACCAACAGCGATGAGCCAGCACCGACTGTTGGCAACAACGCCATCATCAAGGTTCGCCTGAGTGACTGCTTCCAGACAGGCCTGCTCTCCATCCCGTGGAGTCAAGCAGTACACATCTCAGCGCCAGATAGAGGCGAATTCGTGTATGTGGAGACAGAAGACAGCTGGAAGTTCCCAACCCTCGTTGCAAACTGGGTTCCTTACTGCAATGAGTTGTTGAGGGTGCCGCTGGACGGTTCCTCGACTCAGCGCCTAGCTCATCACAGAAGTCGGCCAAATGCCAACAACACATACAACTACGAGCCAAAGATTTCATGCAGTCGGGATGGCTCACGAGTTGCTTTTACCTCGAACTTCAATGCAGTTGCGCGACAAGGCGCACCGGACGAATATGGCGACGCATACATGATCGACTTTAGTGGACCTTCCCCAGTTCCTGGACCATTGCCACCACGCCCTCATCCACCGAGGCCGGTGCCGCCACCAGCACCACCACACAGGTGGCCATTTTAAGAATAGTAGGTAGTAGGAGCAAGTAACAATGACTATAGGAAAAATTGCTGCAGGAATTTTGATGGCAGCAGGCTTATTCGCACAGCAGCCAGCGCCGAGTTCACCTTCCACGACCGTCAGTGACACGCTGCTAGACCTGTCGTGCCAACCATTCATAGGAACGATATCACTCGTGCTGAACTCGTCCGACTATCGGTCGTCAAAGA